GTTGGGTTTCGTTAAGAAAGGGAGGTGGGTGATGAGTGATCATTACCCATGGGAGTTCTGTGCTCGTGACGCATCAATGCTTGCTGCATTTCTGCGTCAGTTAGCACGTGGAGAGTCCTATGATTTTGTCGCTCCATTGGGGCCCTTGCGGGCTTGTGTGGACGACCCGGCGGTAGATGCGGATGATATCCGTCAAATGCTTGCTGGTGAACTGTGGGAGGCTTGTGAGCTTGACAAAGCTCCGGATTGGCAGCAAGAAACGGAAGTGCAGCAGTGGAGTAAGCTTGGGTCTTCCTCTCGATGTGATCCGTATGCTCTGAGAGGGGCGGACGGGTCGCTGTCTTGTGAGGAGAAATTCGAGCGATTCTTTCTGCCGCGTGAGACTCGTGTGAAAACATGGGCTCTGGATCTTGCCGCGGAGAAAGTGGCTAGGTTGTGGCCAAAGAGTAAACCAAGGATGCGTTCCCGGTCACTCGAGGACGCAGTTGCGTTTACGAAGGATGACACCAATTTCGGGTTCCCCAAGTGTAATTCAGACCCAGAGAACGTCTATTTCTACTATCTGGAAGCAGATAGGATAAGGAGTAGAGGTTATCCTCTTGCTGACGTCTCTGATTACCCATGTGTGGGTACGTCTAGGACGCAAGCGAGGGGTTATCATCTAATGCCCAAGAGAAGGGCACTGAAGATGTATTGTAAATCTCTGGTTTATCTGGAGAACATGGTCCGTAAGGAGGCGTTTGATAATCTACGAGCTTGTCCTGAGTTCGTGGGTTGGAACGGCCAGTCTGCCGTCGATGCAGCCATTACGCGGCTTTTAGACCGGAAACCAGGTCTGATCTTGTCTGCGGACTTTACAGACTTTGATGTGTCGGTACCGTTTGACGTGGTGACTCGCGTCTTTGCAGTGCTGGCCTCCTGGTTTGACGCTAGGGATCAAAATCTCATTCGCTTCATTGGAGAAGCATTTATGAGAACCGGAGTGTTTCTCCCTCCAACCATGAGGTGTCCGCAAGGGTACCGATTTGGTGAGGAAAGGACGGGAGGTGTTCCATCAGGTTCGGGAAATACGAATCTGGTCGATACGCTGGCTAACATTATGGTGTTCAATTATGGGGCTATCGTTACTGGTGGCTCTGTTGAGCAGATTTTCCCCAATGGGGATGATGCGGTGGTCGTGTTTAAGAACACGACTGCGGCCAATGTTAGTGAGGTGCTGGAAAGGGACTTGGGTATGATCATCAAGATGGACCCGAGCAAGAACCTTGTTTCGAAGGATCACGTGAAATTCCTTCAGATGGATCATCACGTATCGTATCGTTCGGAGAGGGGATTACTTGTTGGGGTGAGACCGGTACAGCGGGCCCTCATTAAAATGACGGGCCATGAACGCCGCCGGCCGACTAAACATCTTGGCCTTCGGGACGAATCGCCGGTAAAATGGAAAGGTTCGTTCAATACCTATCGCTGGATACAGCAGTTGGAGCCCTGTTCAACCCATCCGGGTTTCGGGCAAGCAGTCTGCTGGTATATGGGACATGATAGGTTGATTGAAGAGGTCCTTATCGCAATTGTCGAGGGGGACCCTGAAGTTGATCTTGCATGTTCCATGCTGTCAAGTGATGACGGAGATGTATGTTCCGTTAAAAGCTTCAGGAAGTCGAAGGTCGTAGGAAGGCTTTGTGCAGAGTACGGAGTTGATGCTCCTCGCACCCAACCGTGAGGTTCGGTGCTCGCGTTGTTACTAGGCAGGTGTTCTGCTTGGTTTTGATCCCTTTCATCAGCGTCGGTATTTCGACGCGTAGTCTTGGAGTGTGTTATGGCAAAGAGCAAGAGTGCCCGCAGAAGGGCTCGCATGGCAGGTGGGGCTTCTATCCCATATGCACGCATGCGGCCCAATCTTGCAAACTGGATTGTTGGTGGTTCAGCCACAGACAATACGGGTTCAGTTATTGGTGGTGCGTCTCCAACCGGTCCTTCAACTTGGTCTTGTACGCCCGCCAATGCTCAAACGATCGTTCCGAGTACTCCGTTTTCGTATCAAGCAGTGACGATCGTCGCTGCTCCGAATACGACGACTCCGACCATTGGTCGAATCAAGGTGGACGAAGTCAAGGGTCACATTTACGTCTGTGATTTCACGAATGCCAGCGAACATGCATTTGCCGTTGGTATTTACGTGTCGGAGTTCAATTCGAACTCCGGCAAGTGGGACGTACGTGATCCGATGATCACATCTGATGCAGCGAGGGATGATTACTTCTTCCTCGAAGCTCAGGCGTGGGACTTCCCCATCACGACCAATGCGACGGCTCAGAGTGGTTTTCGGTTTGATCTGAAACTCTCTAACCCCCTCATTTTGGGGGGAGGACAGGCTTTGCATGTTACGGTGTCTTATCGCAATGCTGCGAACACCGGATCTGCGACGTGTTACTCGATGTTTCGTTCTCGTGTTGGCCCTGTGGCCTGATTCCGGGGGATCTATGTCAACCTTTCTTGCGTTGCTTCTGGTGGGGGTTCATATTACAGTATATGTTTGGGATGTTTGCAAACCTGATGATACTGTATCAAAAGCCCTCACCAGTTGGTCTTATAGTTACCCCATCTTTCCTTTGATGGTTGGGGTTCTTATGGGACATATCTTCTGGAAATGAGGTGCCATATGCTTCAAAAGAATTCGGGTTCTCCGAACGTGGCCTCTCACTGGCTTCTTGCGAATAATACGTTAGACGTCGCCGGCACTTTGGTCGTTAATTCGGCCTTATGGGGTGGTATTCGTACCGTCTTTGCTGCCGTTCCCGTCTATTATGTGGCTGCTTACGTGGAGACTCGTTCTCTGTTTGTACCTAAGGTTACTGAGGTGCTAGTGGATTGTCTTGAGTGTGATTTATTCGATGGGACGGCATTAGGTGCCGCAAATCGGAGGATTACGTTAACTGGTAACATAACTGTGCCTGGGATGACTTCTTCGTTATCCCAAGTTGGAACTATGAATGAACCTTCTGTTGCGCTTGCTGCAGTACCGTCTGCATTACTGCCGACGAGTGCCGTGGATAACGTAGCAGGGGTTTTAGCCTTGTTGAATTCTATTTCGACAACGGCGTTTCCGGGGGTCACCACAATGTCCCTCGCTACTCATGGTTTCAATTTGTCATCAGTGGTGTTGCCAACTCGGACGTTCAATTCATTGGCCTTCAATGACGTTATTCCCGGGTTCTCCGAAACTGTTTCTTTGTCTGCTCAGTTCGCGCAGTCGCAGACTGCCCAAGTGGTATCTGCGTTTGTCTTTGTTTCTGAGCTTAATAATGCGACAGGTAAATGGTCAGTCCGGGATCCTCTCAATCAGTTGAACGATGTTCAAGGGGAGTATTTTGACATCGTTAATGATGTCTACTTCCCCGTTTGCGGGATTGCTATCCCCTTTACTTCACGGAAATGGAAGGTCCGCCTTCCTGTCCCGGTTACTTTGTTGCCGGGGCAGGCTCTTGTTGTTGGCTTTTCAACCGCCGCAACTAACGATACTATGTCGTTATATGGCTTTGTG